GACGAAACCTATCGTCAATAGTTCAAAACTGAGGGAAGAAGTGCTGTCCCTCGCTAGCCCGGAATCATATCCGGTTAGACCTGAAAGCCCTGTTGGCATTACAGGTGATGCTAGCATGCAGGGGAGTCGAATCCTCGACTCCGTGGCAGAAAGAATTGCTTCTCGTTCTGCTACAAACCTGGTGCTCAGAGTCCTTCGAATTTCGTCCGAAGGACTGGACCTGAATGGGTCCACTCTTCAAGTATTACGCTCTTTGATCTGGCCCTTCGTCGCTCGCCGATCCCTCCGAAAGGGAGAGTGGTTCAGCGACAAGGAGCTCGGGAGGTTCACACAGTCCATTAGGATGACTGCAGAAACCCTCAAAGTGTTCGCAGATGATGAAGATAGGGAGCAGACATTTTGTAAATATTGGCAGGATTTGTTCCTCTGCCAACTATTTCAGGACGAGCAGCGACCCACTAAGGAACCGTGGATCACTCTGCCTCTATTTTCTGGCTGGACGCGTCGATTCATCGCTCGCGCGATTGCGCAGAGAGACTTGTCGTTTATCTATTCGCTCCAGAAGGGCGCCAAAAGAGGTTGGCCCTGTCTGGGGGATAAGAAGAAACAACAAGCCCTCGATAAGCATCGCGATCGATTGTCGGCTTGGCACGGTTTTCTTCCAGATGACTTGGAGTTTGAGATAAACTCAACCTCCAAGATCGTATTCAAGAAAACAATAGTGCCATCGGCATTCGGCGATTCGTTTATGCCTTCGGGTTCCGCCTGTCTCCAAGCAAGCCGCCGTGAAGGCGGTGCGTTGAGTTTGGTGAAACCATTTCGGCATAAGGACGCGTGTTCCGGGAAAATCCGGATCGGGAGTCTCAGAACCCTCACATTAGAGCTTGACCACTGGCGACAGAAACAATATTCTGCCGTATTGGCTCAGGCTCAGAAAAGGATAGAGACCCTAGATGAATCTGGAATGTCAGAAGGCCTCCGTGTGGAGGTCTGTCCAATCCCAGAACCCGGCAAATTTCGCATCATCACGAAAGGTGATGGATACGTTTATACTGCTCTCCAACCCCTCCAATCGTTGATGTTGAGGGACTGGAAACAGTTTCCTGCGAGTACTATGTTGGGATCGAGTTGTCAGATAAAAATCCAGCAAATCGATTCCTCTCTTCCAGATCTTCCATTCTGGTGTTCCGTCGACTATGAAGCGGCGACTGATCTCCTGAAAAGGGAGGCGACCTATGCGACCTTATGGCCGCTCCGAGGTTGTCCCCTTTGGGATCTCGCCTGGTCCTGCCTTGGTCGAGGACGCGCGGACTATCCCGACGGTGCGGATGTTGAAGCCTTCGATGGCCAACTTATGGGCCATCCCCTTTCATTCCCGATATTATGCGTGGTAAACCTATCAGTCTACCATTGCGCGATTCGGCGATGGATCAGGGGGGATCGATCCCGAGCAGCCATGGGGAGTCGGATGTGGGATAATGTACTTGTGAATGGCGATGATATGCTATTCAAATGTGACAAATCCTTCTATCCAATATTCCTCAAGACCGCTCTGGACGCTGGTTTCAAAATATCCGCAGGAAAGAATTACTTAAGTCCCGATTGTTGCCTGATTAACTCCCAGGCCTATCGGCGGGTGG